TTAGCCGCTTGCCAAAGGTATTATTATAAAACTTACAATCAGGCTGTAGCACCAGCAACTGCTAGCACTTATGCTAACTCTCGCGTTATTAATTTTAATGGAACATCAATCATCCGTTTTGGTTTCACTTGGCCTACAATGAGAACCGCCCCAACCGTCACTGTTTATAATCCTGAGACTGGAACAACAGGGCAACTCAGAGCAGATAACTCAACGAATCAAACATTAAATGGCCCATTTGATATTGGAGACAATGGTTGTTTTGTTGATATCGCCCCAACTGGCGGTCAGTATGGCCGCTTCCATATGGTAGCGAGCGCGGAGTTATAAATATGAAATACACATACCAAGAATTACAACAATACAACGTAGTTATCAGAACTGATGACGATGGGAATGTTTGCAGCATCCCTATGGATGAAGGTAACTCCGACTATCAGCGTTATTTAAATCCCAATTTAGAGCAAAGCGGAACACTCTCATAGGATGATTACCTTTACCAACATAAACGAAAGGAGCCATCAGTAAATGGCTACAGGAAGAATAGGCGTAACGCCAAATCTTAGGACTAGATGGTCTAAGGCACCTGCTGGTGGTACTACTAGCCTTAGCGGACTAGACGACAACTCAGTATCTCTTGTCTATGATGCTGGCTTTGAGGCTGTCTACCGCAACGGTGTATTGCTATCTAGAGGCAATGACTACACAGCAACCAATGGCACAACCATTACTCTGATTGATGCCACTATTGCTGGTGACATTATTGAAGTCTTTGCTAATCAGGCTATCCCACTAACTAGCACATATACCCAAGCAGTTGCTGATGCTAAGTTCATTAACAATACTTTGGTAGATGCTAAGGGTGACATTCTTACAGCCACTGCTGCTGATACTCCTGCTCGCCTAGCGGTGGGAAGCAATGACCAGGTTCTTACTGCTGACTCCAGTACTGCAACAGGACTTAAGTGGGCTACACCTGCAGGTGGTCAATTAATTGAAACGGAATTTACATCATCAAATACTTCTTGGGCAATACCAACCGGAGTGACTAGAATTTGGGCATTGGTAGTTGGCGGCGGAGGTGGCGGTGGTGCTAGCGCAACCGCAACTACTAGCAATTCCTCAGGAGGCGGTGGCGCTGGACAAGTAAAAGAACAATTTTTTACTATTTCGGGTGATACAACTCTTAATATTACAGTTGGAGGCGGTGGCGCTGGTGCAACCACTTCAGGAGCAAGAGGTTCAAATGGCTCGGCTTCAACAATAGTAGGTAACACTTCAACAACTACTTACGTAACTTCTGCTGGTGGTGGCGGTGGTGGCGGTGGTGCTGCTGCCAATACAAGTGGTTTAACAGGTGCAAGTGGTGGTGGCAATGGTGGCAGTTCTGATACTGGCTCATCTTTTGGAGGTGGAGGATTTGGCGATTCAGCAAGCAATTCTCAATGGGGACTAATGCAGTGGAGTAGTGGTGGTAATCCAAATTTTGGAAACGGTGGTTCTCCGACCACTGTTGGAGTTACTGGAACATTTGGAGGCTCTAACGATGCTTCTTATGGCGGTAAAGGAATTCTTATTTGGAACCGCGCTCTTGCTGGCGGAGGAAATGGAAGAGCAGCAGGTTCAACAAATATTGCTGTGAATTTTGGTGCTGCTGGTGGTGCAGGAGCAAATGCAAATGCAAGCAATAGCACAGCCAACACAGGAGCAGGTGGCGGAGGAACTGCAACAAATTCCGCCACTAAATATAATGGCGGTAATGGTGGCTCAGGTCTAGTTGTTCTCAGGTATATTGCTTAGGAGATATGATGGAAAATAAAGTAGCATTAGTAAATAAATCTACCAATAGAGTAGAAAATATAATTATTGTTTCATCACTTGATGATGCGCCTAATTGGGAAACAAATACCTTTAGTGCAATTCCAGTACAAGAAAATCAAACTGCATACGTTTATGGCATTTGGAATGGAAATGATTTTCAAATTCCAGAAAACGAATATTTAATATCTATTGGAATACTTAATCTAGAAACACCTGAAGAAAATATAATCGTTGAGGAGAATATAAATGCCAATAACTAAAGCAAGCGGTCAAGCCGTAGCCGTAGCAGCCAAGGGTGACTTGGTTGTAGGTAGCGCTACCAATGATGCTGCCGTCCTAGGAGTAGGTAGTGCTGACCAGGTACTCACTGTTGATAGCAGCACTACCACTGGTTTGAAGTGGGCTACACCTGCTGCTGGCGGTATGACTTTATTAAGCACAACTACTTTATCAAGTAGCATAGTAACTTTATCTTCAATACCTTCAACCTATAATCATCTTCAATTAGTAATAAGAGATTATTTACCGAGTTCTGATAATGAAAGCATATGTTTTAGGATTAATTCAGACTCAGCAGCAAATAGACATCATTTAACTAATTCTACAAGTATATTTAATCAAACTTTTAACAGTACTCTTTGGAGTGTTGACAATGGAAATGACAACGCAGTAGCGCAAGCGCTTATAATTGTAAATATTTATGATTATGCAAATACAGTTACTTGGAAATTGGCTGATATAACATATGTTCAAGTAAATGCCACTACATCTACCAATTCTAATATAGGACGAAATCTCGGTGTTTATAATCAAACGGGAGCAATTTCATCTTTGCAAATTTTAGTTGCTTCAGGAACCTTTGGCGGAACCGCTTTACTTTATGGGGTGAAATAATGACTAGACCAGGTATAAAAATTGTTAATGTTGAAACTGGCGAAGAAATTCTCAGAGAAATGAATGACGTTGAGTTTGCTCAATATCAGGCAGACCAAGCAGCCGAAACGGCACGTAAAGCAGAAGCCCAAGCAAGAGCCGAAGCCAAAGCAGCGCTTCTAGCACAACTAGGTATTACCGAAGAGCAAGCAAAACTACTACTCTCATAGAGAAATAGGGGACGATATGATAGGAAAGAATGACACTGTAGCCTTAGGCTGGTGCGACAATGGCACTACCGATGGCAAGTTTACAGAAGGCTTAACGACAGCAATCATTGCTGGACCTAATAATGGTATGACAATCAGTACCAGTATCCGAGTTCAAGGCAATCAGATTGGCAGACAACGCCAAGTACTCTTTGACCATTGGGCAGATAAGATGAAGACTGACTGGCTACTCTGGGTTGACTCAGACATTGTGCTTAACCTAGATGCTATGAAGTTGCTATGGCAGACAGCCGATAAGATTCACCGTCCAGTAGTAAGTGGTGTTTACTTCATCTCTAAAGAGAATGAAGGCACCCTGATGCGTCCATTCCCTGTCTTATTTGACAATGTAAGTGAATACGAAATCAAGTATCACCACCCACTACCAGATAATCAAGTCATTAAAGTTGACTGTGCTGGCTTTGGTTTTGTCTTAATGCACAAGTCTATTGTGCCAAAGATGCGTGAGGCTAATCCTGGCAAGGGTATGTTTATGGAGACTGGTGATGGTGTTGATGACCATTTCATCGGTGAAGATATCATCTTCTTCCGTCGTATGCAGAAGGCAGGCATACCGCTACACGCCCACACTGGTGCCATTGTCAAGCATATGAAGCGATTCAGTCTTGACTATGATTACTACGCATTGTATTGGGCTAATGAACATTTGAAAGAAAAATTAAAAGAACAACAAGGCTAGGAGACTAAGTGGCCGGTAGAGATATTACCGAAGGTCGTGCAACGCGAGCCGTTGCGGTAGATGTTGGTGTACTAGCAGACGCATCTGTTTGGCAGAACACTGATGTTGCTTATGATGTAGCCCTTGGTGGCATGCCATTCATATATGCTATCTCGGACCAGCGCCCTTATATCCGACAGACTGCACCATATCGTAAAGAACAATTTGATAATCAGATTGAACCAGGCGAGCAGTCACTTACTGGTTGGTGGATTCGTAGCCAGTCATCATTTCATGATGGCACTGGTGTAGAGTTCTATGACCCAGCAACTCTACCCGGCGAAGGTACATTTAGATTCAAAGACAGCCGTGCTGTTGATGTATGGACACAGGGTCAAGTAACTCTACTTAATAATACTGTTGCCAGCAGCCACTATACAACTGGTGCTATTAAGGCAAATGGTAAACCGTTCCAATCTGCTCGCTCCATACAGTGGAACAGCACTGATGGCATCCTATTACATGATGAATATGATGTTGATAAAATTGATACTACTGGAGCCGAAACCCATTTTATTGACTATGTGTCAGGCACTGACTACCCTGTGTATGCTATCTGTGATGATGGCATAAATGCTTATTGGGTAACTAACGTACTCAATGCTGGTACTCCTAGATTGCGTGTATACAGCAAACCATTGACTGGGACATCATCTACTACTGCTAGCCTAATGATTAGCGATAACGGCACTACGGTATCTGAAGGCGTAATGGAATATGTCAAAGACCGTATTGTCATGGCTATCAATAATAAGATATATGAGTTTGCTCCAACTGCCTCAGCCTTACCCTCGCCCGTATACACTCACGCTGATACCGATATAGTATTCACAGATATAACTGCATCAGGTGCTGCGATTTATGTCTCTGCATTTAGCGGCGTGCAGTCTATGATATTTAAGTTTACTTTAAGTACAAGCACTGGCGCCATGCCAACATTAACCAGTGCTATTACTGCTGCTGAAATGCCAGTTGGTGAGAAGATATATTCTATCAGATACTATCTAGGCTATATGCTTATTGGCACAAGCAAGGGCATCCGAGTTGCTACAGTCAGCGATGATGGTTCAATTACCTACGGCCCGCTAATGGTGGAAACAACTCAGCCTTGTTATGACTTTTCCTTTAGAGATAGATTTGCTTGGTGTGCTACTGGCGTAGCCGGCCAAGGTGGAGTTATCCGTATTGACTTAGGCACCGACTTAGGCGGATTAAGATTTGCTTATGCTAATGACCTATGGCTAGACAATAGTATTACCGGGTATGCAACAACTGGTTGTGCTTTTGCTGGCGCGACTAATCGATTAGTATTTATTACTGCTGCAGTCACCCGTGGTACAATCACCAATAAAGAACTAACATCTAATGTTGCTACACTTACAACTTCTGCTGCTCATAACCTAACAACAGGAGATAAGATTTGGGTAGAGGGTGTAGATACTACATTCAATGGTGACTATACGGTTACCTCTACTACCACTACAACATTTAGTTACACTAAGGCTGCTACTAACGTAGCATCAACTGCCGTATCTTCGGCGCTTGCAATTGTGAATGAAGTCGGTAGTATCAACATTGAATCATCTGGCACTAAGATGCCTGATGGTTACATCCAAACTGGATACATCAGATATAATACGCTAGAGCCTAAGAACTTTAAACGCTTGCTGGGTAGAGGTGACTTTACTTATGGCTCTATGACGCTAGAAACTGTAGATGCAGATGGTACTGAGTATGATTTGATTACCTATGATGCTACCGTTTCACCGGTTGAAGTTACAACTAACCAGCCACCAACATCTCAAGAGTATCTAGGCTATAAGTTTATTCTAACTCGGGACGCAACCGACACAACCCAAGGCCCAATCTTTAAAGGATATCAGGCTAAGGCTACTATCGCTACACCAAGACAGCGAGCAATAAGATTTCCCGTCTACTGCTTTGACGTGGAGACTGACAAGTACAACGTTCTAGTTGGCTATGAAGGCAGAGCCTTTGATAGATTATCAGCCCTAGAAACTATCGAGCAAGATGGCGATGTTGTTACTTGGCAAGACTTAACCACCGGCGAATCTCGCCAGGTTATTATAGAGCAGATTAATTTTGTTCGCGCAACTCCACCAGACAGAGGCTTCTCGGGATATGGTGGGGTCATTGATATAACTATAAGGACCGTATAACATGTCACCTGCAGACTGGGCTGGTATAGCCGTATCTATAACCACATTAATTGGCGCTCTCGCAATGGGAGTAAAGCATTTAACAAAGCATTATCTCTCAGAGTTAAAGCCCAATGGTGGCTCCAGTCTAAAGGATAAAGTTAATTTACTGGAAGAGAAGGTAGAACTTCTTACCGAATTAGTCAAGGAAGCATTGAGGAAATGAATGAAACCTGTTGTCAAGAGAGCCACTCCTGCTGCAATTGCTGTGCTCCGGCAGGCGACGGCACTGTTTCCAAAGAGGAACAAGGCCAGCGATGGACTGCTCCCCTCTGCTGCTCACATCAAAGCGAGTCCTAACTCTGACCATAATACAGGTCTAGCAGTAGACTTGACTCATGACCCTAAGAATGGGATTGACTGTGAATTTATTTTTGAAAAACTTAAAGAAGATGACCGAGTTGATTACCTCATACATAAGGGCAAGATTTGGTCTAGAGCAAGACGAGCAGAAGGCAACCGAGTTTATACTGGTAGCAACCCTCACAATAAGCATCTACATATTTCTATTAGGAGCAGTCATTCTAATGACACTTCTTCCTGGTTTGGGTTCTTAGGAACTCCTACAGCACTTGGCAAAGTCAAGTCTAAGGTATCTAAGAAGCCAAAGAAAAAAGATATTCCAAGCCCCAAGGAGGCGTAATGGATAAACTAATCAAAAAACTTAAGAGCAAAGAGTTCAAGGCTGCATTCAAGTCCTATCTCCGTGCCGTACTGGCATCAGCAGTGACTATGGGAATCGCCTTAGCAACCGATATGGCTCCCGAATATGCCGTACTCATCGGTAGCATTGCGGCTCCGCTGGCTAAGTGGGCTGACAGAGCAGAATCAGAGTTCGGATTGACGCGCTAGTAAGGCTACAGAATACCCCTTTAAACGCCTTCTAAGGCCGTTTATAGACACAAAACCCCCCAACCTAAGGTAAGTACCTTGGGAAGGGGGGTCTTTTGTGCTTTCTCTTACTTCTTTGAAACCCAGAATTGCCACCCAACATGGATGACTTCTAGTGCTTTTTGATGGCGGTACATGAAAGTATCAATCCCAGGTTTAGGGTTGAAGACATCGCCTCTGCCGGCGTTCCACATGTAATCATCAAAGGCAAGCACACCGCCTGGCTTTAGGGATAGGAAAGATAACTCGGCATCTATCAAAACACCGGGCGCTGTATGGTCAGCGTCAACATAAATGAAATCATAATAATCAAATGGGGCAGCCTTGAGCCACTCGATAGTCGTACCCTTAAACTTAGTTACATTATCAAAACCACGAGTTTGATAGTCATATGCTTCTTCGACTTGTTTGAAGTCTAACTTGTCGTGTTCTTCCTCATCGCTACCCATCCAAGTGTCTACATCAGTCAGATGAGATGACTTGTCAGTCAGGATATTCTCAAGTAGCCAGAGAGAAGCATCCCCCGTGTAAGCCCCGAGTTGTAGAAATTGTAACTCGGTATGTCCCCTGTAAGGGGCTAAGAATTTTTCAAAGTTTTCTTTGGCTGGAGTAGAGGCAAACCAGTTCGGAAACTCCATTCGCCTCTGCTCCTCTGTCCAACTAAAGAGATTATATACTTGACTACTTCCCCATAGTATGTATATAATATATATATTATATATATATAAGACTCCTACGGGGTCTTTATTATATTATATAATATATAATATATTTAATTATACACATCATCTTAACTGTTGTCAAGTCTTTACAACCCCTTGACAGGCAAGGCCGTAGTCGCTATACTGTAACCATGGGAATATTTCTGTCTGATGATTATACTATACCTGAGCATGTATCATACTCTGCTCTGACTACCTACATAGACTGTGGGTATTTATACTATCTTGGCCGATTGCTAGCCATACCTGAACAGCCAGCGGTGTGGTCTGCTGGAGGTTCTGCCTTCCATAAGGCCACCGAAGATTGGGATAGACAACATGTTGAGTAAGGAGTTATGGGATAATGCGTGGAAAACGTACACCAAAGACATCGACTTATCGACGCTTAGAGTTGGCGGCCGGGCTACGAAGGAGTATCCTAATAAGGAAGATGCAAGTTTCTGGGAAACCAAAGGACCGGAGTGGGTTCAGTCGTATGTTGAGTGGCGCACTACGAATACTAACTGGAAGATTTGGAAAACGCCGGACGGAGTTCCGGCAATAGAGTTGGGGTTACTGCCTAAGTTTGCTGGCGTACCTGTCAAGATGGTTATCGACAGAGTGTTTGAAGTTGACGGCGAGTTGGTAGTCGTTGACCTGAAGACATCTCAACAAACTCCTGCTAGTAGTTTACAATTAGGATTCTATAAAGCAGGAATCAGGCAAGTGTTTGGTGCCGATATCAAATGGGGTAATTACTGGATGGCTCGACAGTCTGGCACGGGCTCAATGGTAGACCTGTCCAAGTATACTCCTGAGATGATAGATTACTTCGTGGAAAAATTTGACAAAGCACGTCGTAGTGGTGTATTCTTACCTAACACAAACAACTGTAACCGGTGCGGTCTAACAGAGCACTGCCCGTTTACCTCAAAGAAAGGGTCATAAATGGCCGAAGAATGGAAACTGCAAGTCTCTTACAAGACTGCAACGGGTGACATGATAAACATCCGCGCTAACACCGCTGATGAATTGAGTGTCCTGCTAGAAGGAATAGGCGATTACTCAAGTCAAATCGCTGCAACTAATAAGATGATTGCGACGGCATATAATGTCGCCCCTTTATCGACTACCGGTTCCACTACAAACACAAAGCCACCAGTCTCCTTGCCACCAACCCCGGTGTCGGAAGCATCAGGTACCGCCGCTCCCACATGTAAGCATGGTGCTCGCATTTGGCGAAGCGGAGTAAGTAAGACATCAGGAAAACCTTACGCGTTCTGGGCATGCCCATCACCACAAGGTACACCTGACCAGTGCAAGCCGGTTAACTAATAAAAGAATATCTAAGGCCACCCATCCTAATCCGGTGGGTGGTTTTACTAAGACGAGAGGGAGTCAATGTTTGAGATATTCGCTTTGCTTTACCTAGAGTTACAACAGATTCTTGCATTGTTAGCGATGGTGTTTAGCCTCTAATGAGAACACTTGTAAGAAGCGTTGGTCGTCCTAGTATCGGTGGAGAACCATTACCGTCATGCTTCAAAGCATTTGAGTCTAATAAGATTATACTCAGACGGAGTGAAGTATCTATGTTTGCAGCAGCACCAGGTGTTGGTAAGTCTACCTTAGCCCTTGCTCTTGCTCTCAAGATGCACGTTCCTACGCTGTATATTAGCGCTGATACTAACGCACACACAATGGCTATGCGTTTGGCATCTATGATATCTGGTAAGAATCAAGGTGATGTTGAGCAGTTGTTGAACTCAGACTTAGGCTGGACTCGTGCAGTACTCTCAAAGGGTGGGCATATAGTCTGGTCGTTTGAGTCGGCTCCATCACTACAAGATATTGATGAGGAAGTCCAAGCCTTTGAAGAACTATGGGGTTGCCCACCGCAACTAATCGTAGTTGATAATCTAATGGATGTTGCCACTGATGGTGGCGAAGAGTTCGCTTCAATGCGAGCGATAATGAAGGAGTTGAAGTATCTTGCTAGGGCAACTAATGCAGCGGTACTGGTGCTACATCATACGAGTGAGGCTGTATCTGGTACTCCTTGCCAGCCTCGTTCCGCAATTCAGGGAAAGGTGGCGCAACTCCCAGCACTCATTTGCACGCTTGGTGTGGTGGGGACATCAATGGGCGTGGCGCCGGTCAAGAATCGCTACGGCAAAGCAGACGCAGGTGGTGGGCTCATGACATGGATTGCATTTAACCCAGAGTATATGTTCGTTGACGACATACCGGAGAATGTATAATGGATGACGATTACTTAGAGATTCAAGCAAAGCAGATGGCACATGCTGAATACTTGCAACATGTATCTGTCTGTATCAAGAAGATTGATGAAGCAAAGGTTCCAGTTCAGGATGAGTACACGCAAGGTATTAGCGATGGACTTGACTGGGCAATCAGAATACTAAACAAGGATAAGAGCGCATACTAATGGCAAACCCTAATGGTCGCAAAGGTGCTAAGTTTGAAACCGATGTCATGCGTTGGCTTCGTGAACACGAGGCTGTGGCAGAGCGGTTGACTAAGGCTGGTGCTAAGGACGAGGGTGACTTGTATGTATTCCTCCAAGGTAAAACTTATATCATGGAGTTAAAGAACAGAAAGAAGTTAGACTTACCTGCGTTTTGGGACGAGGCGCAGGTTGAGGCAAAGAACTACGCGAAGGCTAGAGGACTCTCCAAACAACCTCCTGCCTTCGTTGTAGTTAAGCGTAGGAATTATGGCATAGAAAAATCGTGGGTTATACAAGACTTAGAACAATGGATGAGAGAGAGATATGAATGACTTACCAAGTATTAGAAATGTCCTTGTCCACTACGGTGCAAACCTTCGACGAGACTACGGGCAAGTCAATCTCAGATGTCCTTTCCACAACGATACGCACCAAAGCGGAACAGCCAACCTCGATGACAACATCTTCATCTGCTTTGCATGCGGCGTTCAAGGAAATAGTTTACAAATCATTTCCCAACGAGAAGGGATTAGTGTAAGAGATGCAAAAGAATTCGCAGAAAGAATTACTGGAGAAAGCAACGGAGAAGTACGCGGCAAGCATTTATCAGGCAGAAGCCTACCTAAAAAGCAGGGGTATTCCAATGGAGGTAGCACGGCTGGCTCGATTAGGCGTAGTCGTAGAGCCGGAGGTTGGGCATGAGGCGTATTCTGGACGACTTAGTATTCCATATGTTAGCAAGACTGGGGTGGTGGATTTACGATTCCGTAGTCTCAATCCTGCGGTGGAGCCGAAGTACATGGGACTTACTGGTGTCGATACCAAGATGTATAATGTTCTTGACATTGAGCGTGCCGGTGACTTTATTGGCATTTGCGAGGGAGAGTTGGATACTCTTACTATGTCTGCCTGTGTTGGGATTCCTTGCGTTGGCGTGCCAGGGGCTAACAGTTGGAAGAAACATTACACGAGACTCCTTGCCGATTTCGAAAGAGTATATGTCTTTGCAGATGGAGACCAGCCCGGAAAAGAATTTGCTACATCCTTGGCAAGAGAATTACCGTGTACTATTGTCCAATTCCCAGACGGAGAAGATGCTAACTCATTCTATACGAGTCATGGGTCAGAAGCAATCCTCAAGAAAGCAGGACTAGATGTCTGATAAATCAGATGATAAAGATATGTCCAAGTGTTCCGAGTGTGGTGAAAAGTTTGATAGCGCATTTGATGCTATAGACCATTGGATGGAAGACGGAGATGACTTCGACCCGGCATTGATATTGCCCGGTGGATATCGTTTATTGATTGGCTCACTACTTAGAGGGTTATACAACAATCGTAACAATCCAGAGTACATCAGAGATATAACTGAATCTACCTATGCTACATTATTCACTGCTGAGTTTGAACCTGAAGCAATAGGTGGTGCAGTAGAGGATATCATAGTGGAGACGGAGATGGAAAACTTTGATGTACAACTCAAAAACTTATTTAAGAATGGAGAATGAGGAGATATGGCAGATTACAACCCATCTAGAAGATATGGGGTACAAGATTACCTCAATGAGAACCGAGGGAGAGATGCTTATGGTCACCCTATCC